TAGTAACCCTATAACAGAGGTTGACTTAGCACGTATAGTTAAGCTACGTGCTTTGAATGTATCTTACAATGACATAGCTAAGTTGATACGTAGGTCAGCTAACACCTGTGCTTTTCACGTACATGATAAGATGTTATTTGTAGAGATCAATGAACGAAAGAAGAAACAAATAGAGGAGGCAATGTCTGATGCTTAGTATGTTTACGGAGGTAGTGTGGCTGGCTGCTGGACTTGCGGTACTAGGTTCTGTTACTATGTTCTTCCTGTCACCCATGTATGAGTTCTTTAAGTACACTAAGCACAGTGTAGATACAGAGACTGAGTTGTATAACATCATGTGTGATGCACTAGACAGGTCAGAGGAGACAGGTAAACCAGTAAGCATTGTGCTTAGTCATGATGCTAATCTAAAGGAGAAGAGGGATGAAGATTGAAGTAAACATAGATGATGCTAATGCAATCACTGTTGATTGCTTGAAGAGTTATTACCTAGCGAATCGTCATGATGAGAGTGCTAATGTTAGTGCTACTGATTGGGATTTATTAATGTCATTAGACCTAGTGCTTAGTCACTTCATGACTGAACATGAATATGAGGATTTTAATAATGGCCTTCGTCAAAAAACACTTACCCTGTGACGACTGTGGAAGCAGTGACGCACTGAGTATTGATGATAAGGGGTGGAGCACTTGCTTCGCCTGTGAGACTAGAACTAGAGGCAAGGAGATAGACAGTATGGATGTACCAAGTAAGAATGTTTCCAGTGGAAACTTTGATAGGACTAAAGAAGACTTAAACACCAAGCCATACAAGAGCGTTGTCGCTCGTGGCATATCAAGTGACACATGTAAGACATACAAAGCCCAGCTACATGGTGAGCGTATGATCTTTGGTTACCATGATAAGGATGGTTTCTTAGTGGGAGCTAAGACTCGGACACCTGAGAAGGAGTTCTTTACATCAGGTGCTTGGTCAGACACAGTACTGTTTGGACAGAACCTATTCCCTAAAGGTGGTAAGTATATTACTATCACTGAGGGTGAGTATGATGCACTGTCTGCCTACCAAATGCTTGGTAGTAAGTACCCTGTCGTATCAATTAAGAATGGCAGTAGTGCTGCACTGAAGGACTGTCGTGCCTCGTATGAGTACCTCGATAGCTTCGATACCATAGTGGTATGCTTCGATTCAGATGAGGTAGGTGTCAAGGCTGCTAACCAAGTGGCTGAGTTGTTCGGTGGTAAGACTAAGATCTATAAGCATACTAAGGATGAGAAGGATGCTAATGATTATCTAAAGTTCGGTAGAACTAAAGAGTTCATTGACAGGTGGTGGTCTTCAGAACGATTCGTACCAGATGGAATCATTGCAGGGTCTAGTCTATGGGATGAAGTTAATAAACCTATAGCACCAGCAGAATGTCTCTATCCTTTTGATGGACTCAACAAGCTTACCTATGGCATACGTTATGGAGAGTTAGTTACAGTCACAGCAGGATCTGGACTAGGTAAGAGTCAGTTCATGCGTGAGATCATATGGCAGATCATTAGCAAGACAGAAGATAATATTGGAATACTATTCCTTGAAGAGAGTATTAAGAAGAGTGCTCTATCTTTAATGTCCCTTGCTGCTAACAAGCCCTTGCATCTGCCTGACACTGTGTCAACTGATGAGGAACGTAAGGATGCTTTCGATGCCACACTAGGCACTGATCGTGTGTTCCTGTTTGATCACTTCGGTTCTACTGGTGTTGATAACATCGTTGCTCGTGTTCGTTACATGGCTAAGGGATTAGGGTGTAAGTATATTGTGCTCGATCACGTATCCATTGTGGTGTCAGCACAGGCTAATGGTGATGAGCGTAAGGCACTCGATGAGATCATGACTAGGCTACGTATGCTAGTGCAGGAGACAGGCATTGCCTTGTTCGTGGTGTCTCACCTCAAGCGACCAGATGGTAAAGGTCATGAAGAGGGTGCAGCATCCAGCTTGTCACAGCTACGTGGCTCTGGTTCTATAGCACAGCTTAGTGATATGGTTCTAGGTCTTGAACGTAATGGACAGGCAGAGGATGAGGAGACACGCAACACTACCCATGTACGTGTACTAAAGAACCGATTCTGTGGTATCACAGGTAAGGCTAATGAGTTAGCTTACAGCCATAGCACTGGTAGAATGTTAGAGAAGGAAGAGGAGAAAGAGTTATGAAGAAAACAGTAAACAATCTAACCAATGAGCTTGATGAATGCGCTAGATATTGTATTGAACGCAATATGGATGAAGGTTATGGGGATGAGTATGAAGATTACTCTGATGGGCAGGAAGAGTATAGCGATAAGCATAAGGAACTAAGGGAACTCATTGGAGGGAACTATGGGACTAATGATACGTGTGTCTATAGTGGAATACTCTCTTACCTTGATACTGCTAGAGAAGCTAAGATGTGGCAGACGTATGCCCTGTGGCTAGAAGAAGAGTTAGCTAATGAGCGTGAATTGGGCCTAGATGAAGAGGACTTCTATGACCAGTTCTCCAAGTGGTACGAGAAGCATGGTCAGTGGGACAAGGAGAGTACGGGTGGTCAGTATAGGGACAGGGCTGTCGTTCACACTGACAAGATAGAGGAGGACACTCATGAGTAAGATAGGAACATACGCACTGGAGGTAATGGATCATGAAGCTAACACTAGATATAGAAACGACTATGGCACAGGATCAGATATGGTGTTGCGGAATCCAGCGAGAGGGGGAACCAAGGCAGAGATTACTAGTCAACTCAATGCAGCTAGAGCAACATCTCGTAGGAACATCAAGCGTAATAGGCCATAACATTACAGGCTTTGATGCACCTAAGATAAGCAGTCTATGGAATGTATCCATACCTAGTCATAAGCTAAGGGACACAGTGCTACTGTCTCGGCTATGGTGTCCACGCTTAGAAGGTGGTCATTCATTAGCAGCTTGGGGTGATCGTTTAGGTTTCCCTAAGATTAAGTTTGATGATTATGATGGTGGCTTGACTGATGAGATGCGCCAGTACTGCAAGGTTGATGTTGAGATAACTCATAAGCTTGAGCCTCACCTGACTAGTCTATTACTTGAGGATGGATTCTCAGAGGAATCTATACAGCTTGAGCATGAGGTTGCAATCATTATTGCACAGCAACAAGCTAATGGATTCAAGTTAGATATAGACAGGGCTAATCAATTACTCACTGACCTTATGGGGAGAATGAATGCAATCGAAAGGGAAGTCCAGCTTATCTACCCTCCCTTGGTGGAGAAGCGAGTCTCGGAAAAGACAGGCAAGCAGCTTAAAGATAAGGTCACAGTCTTCAACCTTGGAAGTAGAAGACAAATTGCCCAAAGACTTCAAAGCCAAGGAGTAGTGTTTAAGGATGAGACACCTAAAGGGGCAATCATTATTAATGAGAAGATCTTAGCAGGGGTTGACCTGCCTGAAGCTCAGTTGATACTAGAGTACCTTACCCTACAGAAGAGAGTTAGTCAGCTTGATTCTTGGGTGAATGCGTTAGCTGATGATGGTCGTGTACATGGTGGAGTGATAACGAATGGAGCAGTCTCTGGGAGAATGACTCATTCAAACCCCAACATGGCACAAGTACCTGCCGCTAAGAAGGACAAGAAGACAGGTGAGTTACTGTGGGGTGCAGCTTCGACCTTCAGTACAGACTGTAGAGCCTGTTGGATTGTAGAGGAAGGTAACGCACTCACTGGTATAGACGCTTCTGGTCTTGAGTTACGAATGCTTGCACACTATATGAATGATGCCGCCTATACCAAGCAGTTATTGGAAGGTGATATACATACATATAATCAACATGCTGCTGGCTTAGAAACTAGAGATCAGAGCAAGACTTTTATATACGCGCTGATTTATGGCGGGGGCTTTGCTAAGATAGGACAGATCGCTGGAGGCTCCCCTCGTAAGGGTAAGCAACTGGTTGACAAGTTCATGTCTAACCTCCCAGCCTATGCACGTTTGAAGGAG